TGGTAATCCTAAAACTTCACTGTACTTTGTAATGTCTCCATTGGCGAGGTCGTATATTGATGTATAAGATTTCCACTTCTTTCCAAAATTGACTTGATATTGAGAGGTAATTCCATCTCCATCGTAGATTTCAGGATAGAACTCAATAAGTCGGTTGACAAATGAACAAAAAAAAACAATGCACCAAAGTGAATATCCATTCCTATATTTAACCATTTACTATGATTTTCATCTGGCACATAAGGTTTGATTTGATACATATCACCTTGCTTCTTTATAACTGGTCTATATAGTATATTCATTATCTTGCTCCAATTATTGTCTATTGTAAATGCATCAAACTTTGAGATATCTACAAATGTACCATAAGTAATTTCAGATAGGTTAGGTTCAAACCCATATTCAATGCCATCAATAATAACAAATCTCTGTAAAGGTAAATCTGTTTTAGATAGAAATTTATTTAGTTCGGCTATAATTAAACCATATGATTTAAAATCCAATCCACTTATATACTCTACTGGCAATCCACATAGATGATATAGTATTAATGCATTAACTGCATCTTCATTATCTGAATAGTTTTCCATTTCCTTTTGTAACTCCAACCATTTCTTTAAGGTAATGTCCTCATACGATGTTGGTATGTTAAGAGTTAATTCCTGTGCCATTTGTTAAGTATTTTATCATGTTAGTTAATCTTATTACTTTCTTTTCTTCTAATTCTAATTTAGTATGCATCATTATCATTTTTGCTCTCAAATCCTCATTTTCTTCTTGCAAACTCTTAGCGTAGAGTATTAGGTCTTTGATTTCGGTCTCATTCCACTGGTTTTCCATTAGTATTTATATTTTCCAATTGTTATAGCATATTTGCCTGCCTGTATTTTCTTTTGGTTTAATTGTTCCATACACACATATCTTATTGCATCTATTGCGTGGTTAGAATAATCAACAGGTATGTTTTCAAAATCACCATTTTTATTTACTGTCCACACATACTCACTAAACTCTCTTACTATATTAACTGATGATTTAAGGATGTGTAGTTTATGTTGATGCATTATATCAATTCCCATCTTAATACTATCCTTACCCTTCTTAACAGGCTTTATATTGAAACCTGCTCTATATATCTCTTCTATCAATCTGCCTTCCGCACTATCACCCCATATTATGTTTCTCTCTACATCTAATGATTTTAATTCAGCTACTATTTCCGATGTGACTAAACCTTTCTTATATAGTAGTTCTTCAAAGTATAAGTTCTCTCTCCACTTATATACTGCTATTAATGTTGTTGGGTCAATACTAAAACCAAAGTCCATACCGAATGCAACAAACTCTGCCTCATCAGGTATTACTTCTACTAACTCTGCACTGAATATAGTTCCTACATTATTGCCAGGTAAACCTAATCCATATATCTTATAGTATTCAGGGTTAACATACTTTAATCTTTCAATCTCATCTACAATAGACTTCTCTAAAAAAGGATTATCTAAAAAGGTGCTGATATATAAACTGCTCTCAGGGTGTGTTTGTATTTCATTAAAGATATAGTGGTTAGTTCCGAAAGATGGATTGTATGCTATAATAGTTTTAATGCGTGTTCTAATAAACAACTGAAAGTAATCCTCTCTATTTAATTCATTACACTCATCTATAAACAAATAGTCTCTTGCACTACCCTTTCTCTTTTCAGATGAATCAATAGACATAAACTCTATCATGCTACCATTATCAAATGTATATATGTGTTCAGTTGCAGACCAATTATCATCAGACCATATCTCTAAACCTTTAAGTATTGTTTGCCAGTCTCTCATAATACTTACACGCATAGATGGAAAAGACTTTCTTACTACTGATACTACTATGTTAGGTTCCATTAAACAATGCACTAATAACCATTGTAGAGCAGAATAACTTTTGCTTGACCTTGTACCACCTTGAAGTATACAAATCTTCTTGCTATTGTCAATATCCCTATATGTCTTTGATGTGGTTATGTTTAGTTCCATCTACTATGTTTAGGTTGATTGATTGTATTTTTGCATTCACTTCCATTGTGCCACTTATATCCATTGACCTCATCTTAGGCATTGTGTATTCCATTAACTTCATTGCTAACTCCATTGCCTTCTCTGGGTTTCTTTTCTTTATCTCTATTAAGTCTTGCTGTATTGTAGATAAAGTATTGTTTACTGCACGTGCAATAGTAAGTTTCATTTCCTCCGTACTACGATTCAATGCTCCTGGCTTTCTACCACCTAACTTATTTCCTTTTTCAAACTTTCCCATATTCGATTTTGCCCGTTATTTATTCGGATTGTCTAATATAAAAACACTGCAGTATTATTTTTGTAGTTATTGGTATTTACTTCTATCTAAATGTTTGAATAAACCTTCTCCATGTGCAACATAATAATTCTGTTCACACCACCATTTACTTATCTTACCTTCTAAGTCAATACCTTCTCCTACAAATGGTGTAACTTTATCTAAGTAAAATTGTTTCTTATACATACATGGGTTGTTAGTCCAGTTACCCCATCTGCTTGTTGTTAAAAACCATTCACCTTGTTTCTTAATATGATTTGGAAATTCTTTATCTGCATCTAACCAATGTATTGAATCTAATAGATGTGGTGAATTGTATCCTATTTCATTATCAAAGTAATTTAATTCATTTCCTTTGTGTCTAAAACTAAAATGTGGATTGCCTGGTTGTTTCCTATGTCTATATCTTATTACATCATATCCATCATCTAATATACTAATACCTTCTGATAATCTTTTATAAGTTATATCTTTATGCTCTATTAGTTTCCAATCATGTTCTAATACTAATACATTATCATACTTTGCATTCTCTGTAAGTTTAATAAATGCTTTACCTATTCCTATATTATTTGTTTCCAAAATAGAATTGATTTTCCATTTAGATTGTAATTGAATATCAAATGTAGATGCTTGTTGAAATAATATAGTTACATCATCAACCATATCAAATAAACCATTATCTTTATAGGTTTGTAATGTATCATCCAATTCATTTGAGTTCCATGTCAATATTCCAATTGATAGGTTTAATTTATTATTCATAACTTATTTATATTATTCTTTCATATCCATACATCCTTAATGTCTTTCCTTCACTATCTGCTATTATCATTACACCACCCATCTTATTACCTCTTAGTATAATTTGTTTATCTCTTATATAAGTCCAATTAAAATTAAAGTATGCGTATTGGTAATCTATGTTAATATCATTATTCATATGGCATTTCCTTAGTTGATGGATATTCCTTTCTAATCATACCTTTGGTTTTTATATGTTTTTCACTTTGTGCTTTCAAACATCTTCTATCTAATATCCAAATTAGAATACCATTCTCATGTATCTCTTTCAATTGTTTATCATAGTGTGCATCTATAACTTCTCTATTGCCTGTTTTTTTATATTCTTTCCATGCATTACTTAATTCAGTTCTTATTCTACAAAATCTTGCACCCGCTTCATGTGTTTTAGTATTAAATGGATATGTATCTTTCTTTTTATACCTACCTCTCTTTTCTCTTTCTATTATTAATTGTCTTGCATTAACACATGCCCTACATTTATTTATAGGTTTAGGTGTATGATATGTTTCACCACATTGATTACATACTCTTGTCTCACCATTCTTATAGTCAAACTTTCTACTCCATATACCTGCCATAACTTATTGTTTATTAAATGGATTGTCTAATGTGTTCTCTAAATACTTTCTTATCTTCTTAACTGAAAGGAATACTGTACTCTTACTTATCTTTATATCATTAGCTACTTCGTCCAAAGTTTTGTCAGACATCCAATACAATTCAAATATCTTTGCAGGTGCCCACATTCTTGTACTTTCTAAATGTTGTAACTCTCTAATAACATCTTCATGTGCTCTTTGTAGAGTTTCATCTAATTCTATATCATATTCTTCAACTACTTCTTCGGTTGTAACATCTTCTTTGTAAACAATTCTATTCAATTTCTTAGTTTTGTTTATCCATCTACTTTCCAAAAATCTATAACAATAAAACATATGATATGATTCACCCCAAAATATCTTTGGATTACATTTCTTATGTAGATACTCATACAACTCTTGAACTAAATCTTGTGCCTCTTCTTTACTCTTTGTTAGTTTAGTTGCATGTTTGATTAACCAATGATTTGAATTAATGAATAAGTTTGTTAATCTTTGTTCACATTCTATATGTTGCATACTACCTGAATCTATCATGTTATGTATTTGATTTAACATAACTTTTTAGTGAGTCAAATGCCGCCTTCCAATATCTAGCTGCAGATGCACACATACAAGGTTGACCTCCATGATCTCCCTCTATTCTATTGTACATTCTCCAAATATAACCTGCTTGATGTTCAGGTATATGTGTACTAATTGAATCTACTATTTCTTTTAATTCTTTAAATTCTTCTTCACTTAACATTACTTAACTCTTTTTAATTTAGGTAATTCCATCTTCTTCATTTCAGGTTGATTAGGTTGTCCTGGTTTAACAGGTCTATCCAAATCCATTAGGTGTTCTATGTCATTCCATGCTGGATGTAAAGGTGACATACTAATACCTAAAGATGCAATGATTAAAACTAAATCATTAATGTCTTTTAATTTAGCCCAATCAATAAAGTATAATGCATCTTTATCAACGTTTCTGTCTAATTTGAATGTTGTTTGTGTTTTTTCCATGTTAAGGTTTTTTTAAGATTGTTATGTTTTGTGTTGTAATTTGCTCTGTGCAAGATGTTGCGTGTGCCATATTATTTATTGTTTATTAGTTTCATCCATTCTATTGTATCATTATCTCTTACTTCTCTTAAACTATCTAAGTCCGAAGAGGTACTCATACGGGTTTCTATTGCAATTCCATTTAATTGTAATATTAATTTATTTGTTTCATGTATGCAATTATCACCATACCATATTTTTAATTGTTCAGGTATAGGTTTCCATAATTTTTTATTAAATGAAAATAAACATCCCCATCCTCCTGTATTAGTTTTATTATCATATAATTCAATTATTACAATCTCTTTTGATTGTGTTAAACTATAATTATCATTATGAGAACCAATATATCCTAATTGTAAAAGATCATGTTTTTGTTCTAAGTAATAGAAATATTCATCTACATTAAAAAGAATGTCATCATTTGATATTGTGATGTTATCATAAGAACTTAATTGAACACCCATATTCCATGCAGGATTTACATAAATGTTTTCGTTTGGTGTAATTACCTTTAATTTATCGTGAATTGAAATTTGGGGTGTTTCTGCCTTATTGTTATTGATTAAGATTACTTCACCTACTTTATCACAATTCAAATATCTTTCTAATAATTGCATTGTATATTCTGATTTCCATATTGTTGGAATGATTACTGAGAATTTATCCATTGTTCTTTTCTTTTTGTTTCTTTAACTTATTTACTATTTCATTTAAGTCAGATTCTACCATTGGGAAATCTTCATCCCATAATGTATATGAGTTTTCTGCATCTAATAGAACTTCAAACAAATCCCATTTATTCCAAATTTGATAATACCTTGTATCTTTTAATTGGATAAGATACCAATCCTTTTCTATTTCTTTTACTATTTCTATCATAACTTATAATTTGATTCCTTCTTTACATCCACATAATTCGTTTAAATATATCTTGCGTTCTTCACATCCGCAACTGGCATATCCTAATTTAGAAGCAATCCATCCGGCTAATGTCTTACCATGCCCTAGAGTAATTACTTCAATCATGCCTTCTACAATGTTTCCTAAACGGATTATACACCACATACTATTTCTTTTTATTTAGTTTATCTATTCTATGCCACTTTTCACTATTAGCTTTTTTTGTAAGTAATTGTAAGTTAGCTAATCTACAATCATGCTTTTCATTATTTCTATGGTCAATTACAACTGAACTATTAATGTCTCCCATAAATGATGTCCAAACTAATCTATGTAAAAGTATGTAATATCTTTTTCCATATGAGTATGGATAAACTTCAATGTAGCCTCTGTTTTGATTTGCTGATTGTATCAGTCTATAATTGCCAAAGAGTGGTTTAGCTTTTGATTTACCTTTATAAATTGATTGTGATACTAATCTTCCTAAATTGGAAATAAGATAGTTTGTGAATTGTATTCCATTATAGGTTGGAACTACCCATGTTTCGTTTTGTTGTGTCATTTAAGTGTCATTTGTTGATATATGTAATATACGAAAAAGATTTCATATTGCCAAATCTTGTCTCTATAAATATAAAATCCTGGCCCAAAGCAACAAAAACCCAATCTCTAAAATGACATTAAAAGAGACTGGGTTATATATGTTTAAGATAGAACACTCCACATAAATGCTGAATAGCTGTAAGTATTAATTAAGTTCTATCTTTTATAAAAACACATTACATTCTAAATATAGTGAAATTATTTTACATCTCCAAATAAATTATCAAACTTATTTATCATTTGTTTTTGTTCTTTATCTAAGCTACCTGTAATTATTTCTGCAAGCATATCTTGTCTTTCAGCTTTAGTTCCAGTTACAAGTTCTAGTTCAACAGTATCAGTTCCAGTTACAGTTACAGTTTCCATTAGTTTATCATATGATTTTGATATATTAATATTATCTTTTATTTTACCTTGTCTATTATTTCTTCTACTTTCAGTATAAGATTTTCTTCTTTCACTTTCAATTTTTAATTTAATATTATAGAATAAGCCATCAGATAGTTTTTCAAACTTACTGAATATTTTCATATCAGTATCTTCTAATATATTTTTTAAATCTTCATCAGTAAGAAAACCTTGTTGATGTTGTAAACATAATAAAGTAATATACTTACCTCTTTGTTCATAGTTCATTGTAAATGTTCCTGTTAGGAAATCGCTTGTGTAAAATAACACTGCAGGGTCTTTTGCCATAATTTTTGTTTTTAATTGTTTATAATACTACAATATACGATAAGTTTTTCATATTACCAAATATATGTTAATCATATCTTTATTGTATAAATAAGTATCTAAAACATATGTC